CAGGACACACACTCTCCAACTTGATGAAATGGGTGGTGTCGGTCAGAATATGAAAGTGATGTTTGCACTCTGGACGATGTGTTCTATGGCATCACTAGCACTTCCTGGAATGAGTGGATTTGTGAGTGAATTGATGGTCTTTGCTGGATTTGCAACTGACACTGTGTATTCACTTTCATTCCGTGTGGTGATGTGTGGTGTTGCTGCGATTGGTGTAATCCTCACTCCCATCTATCTACTTTCAATGCTCCGTGAAATCTTTTACGGTAAACCGAATGCCGAATTGGTTTCCCATACCAACTTGGTGGATGCCGAACCTCGTGAGATTTATGTGGTAACGGCACTGCTGATTCCTATCATCGCAATCGGATTGTACCCACGGATTATGTCTGATACATATAAGAGTTCAATCGATGCATTGGTTGCTCGTGATCGTGCGGCGTTGGTCAGACCACAAATTGTCCATACCTTTACCCCACCAACGGTGTAACCGTGTTATAATACTTGGAGGAAAACAAACACAATGACCGTTAAATTGATGCTCCTGAAAACAGGAGAAACTGTGATCTCTGACGCTAAGGAAGTAGTTCAGGAAGAAAGTGTTCGTGGATATCTTTTGAAACAACCACATTATGTACGTTCTCAGGAAAAGAACGTTCTGATGGAGAGTGATAGTGAGAAAGCTAACTACGAACTTGATGTAATGCTTACTCCCTGGATGATTCTTTCCAGTGATAAGGATTTTGTTGTGACAGCAGACTATGTTGCAACTATCTGTGAACCGATCTCTTCAATTAAGGATATGTATTTGAAGAAGACCGAAGAAACACCACTCTCTGAAACGGAGGTTCTAAATGACTGATAATCCTGTAAAGTGTCTTTTGGTAGATGCTGACAATGTTTTGATTAGTGAAGTCGAAGAAGTTCCTTCTGAGATTGGCGATCCCGATTGCAAACTTATCAAACCATATCGTTTCTATGGTCTTGATAAAATGGAACCTTGGGTCAAAGCTTCTAATCAAACTGAATATATGATACGATCTAGTGATGTTCTTACCATTGCAGATCCAAGTCCAGAAGTAATTGAAGCGTATTTGAAACTTACAGAATGAGATTTTATACGAACGTCCAAATGGTCGGGGATCACTTCTTGGTCCGAGGTTATGAAAATGGTCGCCATTTCGCAACCCGAGAGAAGTTTTACCCGACTCTTTTTGTTGCATCCAACAAGAAAACCAAATACAAAACTCTTGAGGGTGAATATGTAGAATCTGTTGAACCTGGAACTGTTCGTGACTGTCGTGAGTTTATCAAACGATATGATGGTGTAGACAACTTTAAGATCTACGGAAATGATAGATACATCTATCAGTATATTTCTGAAAAGTATCCTGAAGAAGAGATTAAGTTCGATACTAATCAGATCAAGATCTCTACAATCGATATTGAGGTTAAATCAGAGAATGGATTCCCCGATGTTGAATCTGCCGCTGAGGAAGTACTCCTCATCACGGTGCAAGACTATACTACCAAACAGATCCGCACCTGGGGTCAAGGACCCTTCAATAATAAACAACAGAATGTCATCTATAAAGGGTTCAGAACTGAGTATGAACTTCTGAATGATTTCATCAACTGGTGGATGATTGAGGATAACACTCCTGAGGTTGTAACTGGTTGGAACAGTGAACTGTATGATATGCCGTACCTAGTGCGCCGTATCGATAGGATTCTTGGTGAGAAGTTGATGAAGCGTCTCTCACCCTGGGGACTTGTTACAGAGAAAGAGACCTTCATTGCAGGAAGAAAACACATTTCTTATGATGTTGGGGGTATTACACAACTTGATTACCTAAATCTTTACAAGAAGTTCACTTATAAAGCACAAGAATCCTATCGTCTGGATTACATTGCGAGTGTGGAACTTGGGCAGAAGAAACTGGATCACTCTGAGTTTGACACTTTTAAAGACTTCTACACAAATGGGTGGCAAAAGTTTGTAGAATACAATATCATTGACGTGGAACTTGTTGACCGTATGGAAGACAAGATGAAACTGATTGAACTTGCAATAGTTATGGCGTATGACGCCAAAGCGAACTATGCAGACGTGTTCTCCCAGGTTCGTATGTGGGATACGATCATTTACAACTACCTCAAAAAGAGGAACATTGTAATCCCTCCCATTGTCCGTTCTGATAAAGACTCTAAGTATGCAGGTGCATATGTCAAGGAACCGATTCCAGGAAAGTATGATTGGGTGGTTAGTTTTGACCTTAATAGTCTCTACCCTCACCTTATTATGCAGTACAATATCTCGCCAGAGACCCTATTGGAGGAACGACACCCAGCGGCAACAGTTGACCGAATCCTTAATGAGGAAATAAATTTTGAACTCTATAAGGACAATGCTGTTTGTGCTAATGGTTCAATGTATCGGAAGGATGTTCGGGGTTTCCTTCCAGAGTTGATGGATAAGATCTATAAAGATCGCACCATCTACAAAAAGAAGATGCTTCAAGCAAAACAAGATTATGAAAAGACTCCTACCAAAGCACTTGAAAAAGAAATTGCCAGATGTAACAACATTCAAATGGCACGGAAAATTCAACTTAACTCTGCTTATGGTGCTATTGGTAATCAATACTTTCGCTACTATAAGCTTGCTAACGCCGAAGCAATCACCCTCTCTGGTCAAGTCTCCATCCGCTGGATTGAAAACCGAATGAACAAATACCTGAATAAGGTATTGAAAACCGAAGGAGAAGATTATGTTATTGCTTCTGATACTGATTCCATTTATCTTAATATGGGTCCTCTGGTTGAAAGTGTATACAAGGGAAGAGAGAAAACTACTGAAAGCATTGTCACGTTCCTTAATAAGATCTGTGAAGTGGAACTTGAAAAGTATATTGACCGTTGTTACCAAGAACTGGCAACCTACGTCAACGCCTACGACCAAAAGATGTTCATGAAGCGTGAGAATATTGCTGAACGTGGTATCTGGACTGCGAAGAAGCGATACATTCTCAACGTATGGGATAGTGAGGGTGTTCGTTACGAAGAACCCAAACTGAAAATGATGGGAATTGAAGCAGTTAAATCTTCTACACCCGCACCTTGCCGCACGATGATTAAAGAAGGTTTGAAACTTATGATGAACGGCACCGAAGAGGATGTCATTGAATTCATTGATAAGTGTCGTTCCGACTTTAAAAAACTTCCTCCCGAAGAGATTGCTTTTCCCCGATCGGTATCGGATGTTGTGAAATACAAATCACACGCTGATATCTACGCAAAGGGAACTCCCATTCATTGTCGTGGTGCTCTCCTCTTTAATCATTATATTAAGGAGAAGAAACTCACTAATAAATATTCACTCATCAATAATGGTGAAAAAATTAAGTTTCTCTATCTGAAAAAACCGAATATTATCAGAGAGAACGTGATTTCATTCATCCAAGATTTTCCGACAGAACTTGGTCTTGACAAGTACATTGACTATGACCTACAATTTGAAAAGAGTTTTGTCGAACCGCTGAAAGCAATCTTGGATGCTATCGGATGGAATGTTGAAAAAACTGTAAACCTGGAATTATTTTTTGGCTAAATGGATCTGCCTATCAACGACAAAGAACTCAATACAATTGTAAGTGCTCTCCGCCTTGGTGGTGATACTTCTCTTTATCAAAAGTTGAAGATCATTAAAGAAATCCGTGAGGAAAATCCTGGCGGTGCTTACAAGAAAATCGCTCGTGAACAATTTGGATTCGTAATTTAATGGACTTTTTAACTGAAATTGTAAAAGAAATCGGAGATGACTACACCAAACTCGCAGCAGACATCGACGATACTGAAAGATACGTGGACACGGGTTCGTACATCTTTAACGCCCTTTGTTCAGGTAGTATATTTGGTGGTGTATCTGGGAACAAGATTACTGCTATTGCTGGCGAGTCTAGCACTGGAAAAACTTTTTTCTCTCTCGCTGTCGTCAAAAATTTCCTTGACGCTAATCCTGACGGTTATTGTCTATACTTTGATACAGAGGCAGCAGTTAATAAGTCTCTTCTTGAAAGCAGAGGATTACCTCTTGACCGCGTGGTAGTGGTGAATGTTGTTACTGTTGAAGAGTTCCGTAGCAAGGCACTCAAAGCAGTCGATCTATACCAAAAGAAACCTGAAGATGAACGCAAACCCTGTATGTTTGTGCTAGACTCTTTGGGGATGCTTTCCACAGAGAAGGAGATCACTGACGCACTCAACGACAAACAAGTTCGTGATATGACTAAATCACAACTTATTAAAGGTGCGTTCAGGATGTTGACACTGAAACTGGGGCAGGCTAACATTCCAATGATTGTTACTAACCATACCTACGATGTCATCGGTGCATACGTTCCAACCAAAGAGATGGGTGGCGGTTCTGGTCTTAAGTATGCGGCGTCCACGATTATTCATCTTTCTAAGAAGAAGGAAAAAGATGGAACAGAAATCGTTGGAAACCTTATCAAGGCAAAGACTGCTAAGTCGCGTTTAAGCAAGGAGAACCAAGATGTTACGGTGCGTTTGTATTACGATGAGCGTGGTCTTGATCGATATTATGGTCTTCTTGAACTCGGTGAGATTGGCGGACTTTGGAAGAACGTTGCTGGTAGATATGAAATAGAAGGTAAGAAGGTTTATGCGAAAGCAATCCTGAAAGACCCTGATACATACTTCACCCCTGAGGTGATGGAAAAACTGGACACCATTGCAAAAGAAACCTATTCCTATGGAGCGAATTGAGACAACTATTCTGCGAAACCTTGTTTTCAACGAAGAGTACTCTCGCAAAGTAATTCCGTTTATTCAACCTGATTATTTTGAACAGAGAACCGAAAAGATTATCTTTGAGGAGATTACTCAGTTTATTGTGAAATATGGCAATGCTATCACCACCGAAGCACTTGCTATTGAATTGGAAAATCGAACCGACCTTTCTGAAATGGAGGTCAAAGAGTCCCGTGAGATTACTTCATCTCTCACGGACTCTCCTGCTGATAATAAATGGTTGGAAGATACTACTGAAAAGTGGTGTCGTGACCGTGCCATTTATCTGGCACTGATGGAATCTATCAGTATTGCTGATGGGCAGGATGACAAGAAAAACCGTGATGCTATTCCGTCTATCCTTTCGGATGCACTTGCGGTTTCTTTTGATAATCATATCGGTCACAACTACTTAGAAGACTATAAAGAACGATATGAGTCGTATCACAAGAAAGAAGATCGTATTCCCTTTGATCTCGAGTATTTCAACAAGATTACGAAAGGTGGTCTTCCTAACAAGACTCTTAATGTCGCTCTTGCTGGGACAGGTGTTGGTAAGTCTCTTTTCATGTGTCATATGGCTAGCTCCGTTCTGCTTAACGGACGTAACGTGCTTTACATTACAATGGAGATGGCAGAGGAGAAAATTGCTGAACGTATTGATGCAAACCTTCTGAATGTGCCAATTCAAGACCTGGCAGATATTCCCAAATCTTCATTTGAGAACAAAGTCAATAATCTGGCAAAGAAAACTCAGGGTCAACTTATAATTAAAGAGTACCCTACTGCGAGCGCACACAGTGGACACTTTAAGGCACTTCTTAACGAACTTGCACTTAAAAAGTCTTTTAAA